AAAGAAAAGCAAGCTAAAATAAAAGAGTTTAATAGAAAACAAGAAGCTTTGTTATCAAATCTCAAAAAAAGCTAATTTGATTTTCAATAAATTCTATTTCACTCGTATTTAATGCAAAATATTGATTTAACTCGTTATTTATTAATTCAATTCCATTATTTACAGAAATAGAATCATTGTATATACTTTCTGTAATATTAGAAATTTTTTCTTTCATTTGTATGTCTGTAATTATTGGCAATTTTATTAAATCTGATATTTTAATTTGAGGTTGCTTTCCAATAAAATGCCTTATAATTCCTGTTTTTTGAGCTATAAAAGTTGAGATATTTGAATTCAAATATCCACAAATAAACATTAATTCTTTAATAGATTGTTCAGCATTATCTCTAAATGAAAATACATATAAGCTATTATTTGATGTGCTTAAATTATCATCAAAAGAAGCTACTATATTTTTACAGGATTGCCTTATAAAAACCTTTGGATTTTTAAATACTAATTCATCTCCCATTCCAATTCGCTTTTTATTTTTTACACCTTCCTTTTCTAATTGAACTTTTAAATCATTATTAATTTTATCTTGTAATTTTTTATCATATTTTAAGATTTTGTCTGTTTGCATTTTGCAAAACCTATCTTTTAAACTTCTTGAACCAACGTAATATAGATATTCATTTTGATTTAATTGATAACTTTCTGATATTTTATTTACAAATTTATCTTCCATATTCAAAAGCATTGAACAGGTGCGAATTGATTTATTTGGATAAACATTTTGAATTATTGAAGTTTTATTTGTAATTTTTTCAATTATTTGATTTGTTAAATTGCACTCTTCTTTGAAATTAAATTTATATTCAGATTCTTCATTTTTCCAATCTAGAGAGTTTTTGTAGTATTCATTTTTGGTTTTATAATCTATGATTTTTGTGTTATTGTTATTTTTTATATTTGAAATTTTTAAAATAATCTGTCCACTTGCTACATTATCAAACTCAGATATATTGTGTATAATTTCACTTATAGCATAGTTATTAAGCAAATATTCTCTTGTATATTTATAGGCAGTCTCATTAAATGCAGCGTCTATTATAAAACTTAATTGTCCATTGGGTTTTAAAAAATCTAAAGCATGTTCTAAAAATAACATTACATAATTGATTTTTCCATTTTGAAGATTTTTTGGAAATTGATTATATGTTTTTAAAAAATAATTACGTTCTGCTTCGGTTTTACCTTTATCCCTTCTGCCATAAAGAGTAATATACGGAGGATTTCCAATAACATAGTCAATTTTATTTAAGTATTGATATATTTTTGATGTTGATGTTAAATCTTTTTTCTTTGTAAAGTCCACATTAAAAGCATTTAGATTGTAATCTATTTGTTGATTATACATTTTGCAATACAGTTCTTTTATATTGTGTATACATTCATTTAAAATATCTAAATCTATGTCATTAAAGATTAAATTATGTTTTAGAAAATTATCCACTATCAATTGTGAATTATAATGATTATGAATTTTTTTCATTAATTCTAAAATCAACATACCGTTTCCACAAGATGGCTCTAAAATGATTTTATTATTAACTTCTGCAATATCTATAACATTGATAATGTTATTTATAATTTCATTATTTGTTGTAAAAAATATACCATTCTTAGATTTATAATTATTGGATAAATTTTCAGAATATTGTACATTTAACATATTTCTATATAATTACTTACTATCGTTTTTTTTTGTTTAAATATTAAAATATTGTTGTTATCACTGCACCAACAACAAAAACTCCGAGATATATAAAAGCAAAGGTTGTCATTTTATTAAAAATTATTTTTTAAGTAGTCAACTAAATCTTTTTGAGTTTTAGCTTTATTTGATAGTGCAAAAAATAGTACTTTTTCATCTAAACAATTTTTAGTTATTAAATGAATATTTCTTACAATATTTTTTTGGCCTTGCCTATGGAGTCTTTTATTAAATTGTTGATAATATTCTAGATTCCAAGTGAGTCCATACCAAACTATTATATTTCCACCATATTGCAGATTTAACCCGTGGCCTGCTGATGCTGGATGAGCTAGTAATATTTTTATTTTTCCTTTATTCCAATCATCTTCTTGTTTAGCTGTTTCTAATTTTACAGCTTTAGGAAAAGCTTTTTGTAATTTTTCTAAATCATGCTTATAATTATATGCTACTAAAAAATTTTCTCCTGGATTATCTTCAATAATTTCTTTTAATCTTTCTATCTTTTCATTATGAATTTCATGGACATTTTTTTCTGAATCATAAATTGATCCATTACACATTTGAAGCAATTTATTTCCAAGAGCTGCTTTAGAAGGTGATTCAATATCAGTATCATCTAAAGAAATAATAAATTCTTTTTCTAATTCTTTATATTGTTGTTTTGCTTTATCAGGAAGTTCTATAAATTCATTTACATTTATGCATTCAGGAAGCTCTAAATAATCTTCTGCGGTCATAGTTACACAAACATCTTTAATTAATTCCATTATTTGTTCTTTTGCTCCTGGTTTTAATTTATAATTATATCCCATATAACCGTCAGGAACAAAGAATCTTTGCCTGTAATTTGTTATTGTTCTTCCTAAACGTTCACCTTGGTCAATTAAATACATTTGGCTCCATAAATCCATCATTCCATTAGGGCTAGGCGTTCCTGATAATAAAACAATAGATCTAATATATTTCATTACTTTTTTCAAAGCTCTAAATCTTTTTGCTCTTGCTGATTTAAAACTACTACTTTCGTCTATTACAACCATATCCCATTTCCACTTACATTTTTCTACAAGCCATGGCACATTTTCTTTATTTATTAAAGTTATAGTTTTATTTGAATTAATAGCTGATAATCTTTCATTTACTGATCCTGTAGCAATTGCGATATCAAGCTCTTGTAAATGTTCCCATTTTTGCGCTTCTTTATGCCATACATTATTTGCAACTTTTAAAGGCGCAATAATTAATATTCTTTCTACAGAAAAATTATAATATAGATCATGAATAGCAGTAAGCGTAGTTGTAGTTTTACCGAGCCCCATATCTAAGAATAAAGCACATTTCTTTTTATTCAATACTACATCTAAAGCAGAATTTTGGTAATGATGTAAATTTTCTCTTTTAAGCATTATTCTTCCATATTATTAAAAAGCACTATTCCTTCACCTACATCGTCAATTACATAAGTAGGAATACATTGATCTTGTAATTTATTTATAGTTTTTTGTTGTAGTTTAGTCGGTTTTTTACCTTCAGCTTTAAATTCAATAATAATAGTTTTACCATTTCTAAAGAAAATTCTATCAGGAACAGAACGGTTACCTGGACTAACCCACTTATAACATAACCATCCTAAATATTTAGCATGGTTACAAACTTTAGTTTCAATCTCTGATTCTCTCATAAATAATATCTACATTTAATTTTTTAAGCATATCTATTCCAGATGTGTCAGCATATTCATCAGAATAAATAACTGTTTTGCAAGATGTATTTGCGATTAATTTAGCACAAACAATGCAAGGAGATGTTGTAATATAAATTGTGTCAATATCCATTACATTATCACATTGGAGCAAAGCATTTTGTTCTGCGTGTGTTGCCATACATGAATTTAAGCCTTGAGATGATTTTTGTTTTTCACCTCCACAAGGTTTATCTATACAATGAGGAAAGTTTTTTGGAACACCGTTATATCCTGTTGCTTTTATATGCCCATGTTTATTTATAATAACACAGCCAACAGAACGTCTTGGACAAGTTGATCTAGTAGCAACTAATCTTGCTATTTTTAAGAAATATTGATTTTTCGATTCTCTTTGCATAATTTTATCATTTTAAGATTATATTTTTAAACATTTTAATTATAAAGCCTTATTTTTTAAAAGTAAAATAAATTTTAGTTATTGTAAATTAATTGCTTATATTCTTCTACAGTTAAATTATTTTCTTTTAAAACTTTATCATCTGAAGGATGTTCAGGTTTATTGAAAGTGTCAATCAAACCTAGCTCTAACATCTTTTTTTGTCTTCCAAAAGGATGGTCAATTATATTACTGCTATTCCATGTTGAATCTAAACAAAGATGGTCATAATCTGATCCTGGTTTAATATAGTTTTCAATCCATCTGATAAAATCACAAGCAATATCTTCAGAATTATATGGAACTGCTCCTGTGTCATTATAAATTTTATCTGTTAAAGCATCAAGAAAATCTAATTGCTTCATTCCTTTAGGTCTTTCTGCTAAATAATTTAAACATTCTATTGCATTTTTACCATAAAAGAAATGTGATTCTAAATTTATGAATCTAGGAAAAAAGTCTGCAATGTCAGCTAAAGTTGCCGCATATTGGAATCTAAATACTCTAAAACCTCTTGCTTTATTGAATCTTTCTAAAAATCCCATTAATGTTCTGAAGTTTTTAGCTGATCCTCTTTGCAAATAATTGGCAAACTCTTTACATAATCCAGGTAAATGTTCACACATAAAATAGTCTCCTCCTAATTTATAATCTCCTTCAGCTTTAGGAAAAGGTGCTATTTGATAGCCTACGCTTGTAAATTTAGGTCCTTTAAATTCTTTTATTACTTTAACCATATCTTTTACAGAATCGCAAGTATGAAAATGTAAAAGAATAGAATTATAATAACCAGATGGATTTTTAGCATAATTAATGCCTGATCCTGTAAGTCTATGAACAAAAAAGACAAATAGCCATTCTGGTAAATCCCATAATTCTGTATGAAATTTATCAACTATTTCTTTTCTCCATTCAGGCATTTTTGCTTTATATGGATGAGTTTCATAATCATGCCATATATCTAAGATTAATTGAGTAAATCCTGCATATTTTCTTGCACATACATCATAAAGATAAACATTCTTTATTAAATCATCATTCCATGGAGTTTCTTTATATGGAACTAATCCTAAATTGCAATTTTCATGCTGCCATTTAGAAATTTTAGCGTAATAAATAAATTCTTCGTAATATTTTGTTGTCTGTAAATTATGCATAGTCAAAAGCTGATTGATCTCCCCATTCTCTAACTCCATCAATATCTTTCCAATTAGATATTTCTGAAAGTCTATTTTCTATTTGTTTATCTGATCCTACGTTTATAAATATAGCACCAGGTTTTCCTTCATCAATAAATCTTTTATATGCTTTTGCATCATAAGTAGTTGTAGTATTAAACTCAGGCATATATTCTGATTTTTGATAAAAAGATTTATGATAAGACACAACATTAGCATTTCCTTTTTCACCTTCTTTAATATTTCTTGCTACAGCAACGCCTTTAGCATCAGCATTAGGCCAACCTATTTGTAAAGCTCTTATCATAGTTCCTGTTGAAACTGCGCAATAAAATTCTGTAGGTTCACCATAAATTAATCGATGGTTTTCACACATATTTATTAATCCTGCAGTAACTTCAGGAGTATTTGCTAACCCGAAAGGAAGAGCAATACCATTAAATTTTTCTGCCCAATCACGAATCCAAGAATTTAAACAAGGCATAGCTGGAATCTTAACGAATCTTAAATCACAATTCTTATAAGCTAAAACAACAGCTTGGTGAGGCGTAACTTGTTTTGATGCTGCTGCAAAGAATACAGCTTTTTTATTATATATTTCTGAAAGCATAGCTATAGCTTCAGGAGCATGACCTACTCTTGGAGAAGCATAGCCTAATAAATTTGAATTTGTTTCAGCAATAAACTTTTCTGCCCCATAAGCTTTTAGTCCACATGGACCTTTAGCAAAGTCTAAAATAAAAATATCATCTCTTTCAGGAGATGGGTAAAATTCAGGCATAGGAAGTTTTGATTTAAACTTTCCATATAAATTCAAATAATATTCTCTACATTCTCCAAATTGTATATTATGGAAAAGTTGATCTTTATTTTTATTTGATTCAGTTATCTCATACATTTTAATTCCAATTATAAATTGATCGATAATATTTAGGAGCTATATGCACAGATGAGTGTAATTCCATTATTTCTCTTGCATATTCATCTCCTGGCATTGTATACCATTGTTTAGGCGGTTCTATAAGATCAAAGTCAAAACAATAATCGCTAAGATATTTTATAAAGTCAAATGTAAATTTTAATCTTTCCCATCTTGCTCCATAAAAATTTTGTCCTTCAAATTGCCCTGTTTTAGGTAATTTTCTTAATTCATGTTCTATAGGAACAGGAGCACAAACTTTTATAGGAATCTTATAAAAGTTCTGCCATTTAATTATTTCTTTAGCATACAAATCAGCAAACTCTTTTGCAGTAAAAGTTTTTAATCTTAATAAATGGAATCTTATGTCAATTGATCCTAAACATAATGTTATTTCTTTAATATTTTTAGGTTGATTTTGATAATGTAAAAATGAATCTAATCCAGATTTACAAATTACACTATATAATGTTTTTCCATTCAATCTTGTAATTGCTTGATCTTTAGTTGAAAATGCTAATGTATGGCTATCACCTATAATCCATTTATTTAACTTAAGCGATTCCATTGGAAGATATTTTGCTTTATTCAATATATTTTCAAATTTTTCTAAGAAGTCAAAATCAACCATTTTTGAAGTTGTTTTTGCACCAATTCGTTTTTCTATTTGAGAAATATAATTACAATCTTTTATTTTCCAATCTAAAGAAAATAATTTAGCTTCATTATCTACTGCATCCATTAAGTTATAGCAATTTGAAACTATATCATCATTGAATCCTCCAAATAAGTTCAAAGATCCATGAAAATTAACCCCATGGTCAATATAAATATTTTCATAGTCTAATAAATCAGTTTCTTTTGTTGCTATGTCAGCATCTAGTCTTTGCGCCCACATCATAGCCCATCCTCTAATATGGCTTTTTTCTGATTTAGGAATTGGAGTAAAAGGATTATAAATTACAGATTTTTTCATTTTATTTTTATTAATTTTATCATTTTATTAGATCAAAATGTCTAGGGTAAATATGAAGAGTTGCAGCATTCCAAAATAAATGCCCAAAACGTAAATGTTTATAAGTCTTCTTTAATTGTTTATATGCTAAGTCATGAACAAAATGATGCCAATAAGAATCGTTTTTATAACCAAATATTGCGTCATTACTTCTCATATAAACATGATAATAAAGATGATCGTTTCTTATCATTAATTGAACACCATATGTGCATATAAAATCATTCATACCGTCTCTTACAGCATCTGCATGCATAGATGGGCGAATATAAATCATAGTTGCTTGTCTTGATAATTTACCATTTTCTAATTTAGCTATGGCATTTTCAAATTGTCTTCCATTTTCTTCTGAGAATATACACCAACCATAATTTGAGTTTATCCAACCATCTTTTGTTGCAACTTCTTTCCATATAGAAGGGATTTTGCCTTCTATATCATTTATATTTCTACTTTGACTTAAATACCATTTTACTTCTGATTTAGCATATTTTTCATTTAATTCTCCAAATATTACTAAATCATTAGAAATAAATGAAGCATTTAATATCTCATAAGTTCCATTATCAGAAAGCAATTTATTTTCTTTAAGTCTTATAAATTCTTTTCTTATATGTTCTACATTATATCGTTCCATTATTTTAAAGTACTTATATTAGACAAATTTATTCCGAATTCTTTATCTTTTAAAAAGTCTTCTAAAAGTTTTGCATAACCTACTATATCATGGATATTATCAATATAATTAGGATCACCACAAACACATCTTGCTATCTTATGAAATATCATATGGAAAGCTTCAATATGCTCTTCTTCTAATAAATCATAATTAGGTGCCTGTTTTAACACATTACAAAGTCGTTGTGTTATTTTAGCATTATGTTCAAAAGATCCATATCTAGATCCTCTTTCTTTTAACGTTTTATCTATTTTATTTGTCATTTTCAATTTTATTTAGTTTATTTTCAGAGGTTAATTTTTCTATTGGATCATTCATAAATTCAAATAATGTCATTTGTTTAGGCTTATCTTCAACTAAATCGCTTAGGTCAGGAGCAGTCCAACCTTTAGGCTTAACTAAATCTAATTGGAATGATCCTCGTTTTTGATTTTGCCCTATTTCTTTTTGACAATTAGCAATCATAACTCTTTCAAAAGCTTCTTCAAAAACTTCAAGCATACCTTGTCTTTCAGCAGTTCCGAAAGCAAATACAACAAGATCAACTAAAGCATCTAATTGATCTTCTTTAGTTTCAGCTTCTTTGTATTCATCCAATTCTTCTTGCATTGCGCAAATTCTAAACTTTTTTTCTTCATCAGAAAATTTTACTTTTTCTGAGGTTATACCAAATTTGGTATGCATTTCTTTAACTAATTTTAACATTGTATTCATTTTAAATTATTAATATTATACGTAACAAGTCCAACCTGCTTCAGGTTCATAAGACCAAATAGTAAATTCATCTTCATATTCTGCGCCTTCTTGAAACCATCCTAAATTTACTAATTCTTCTAAATCGCTATTTGGTATAGGATAATCTGTTACATGAAAATAAATTACGTCATGTTCAGCAGAAATATTATAACCTTCTTTGTCCTTCATATATTTTTGTAATATCTGCAGGCCTTTTACTATATTTTTTGTATTCATTTTAAATTATAATTCAATTAATAAGTCTTTGTAAAGTTCTCTCATATCTTCTTCGTTAACTACTTTTTGAAGATCTCTTTTACGAAGTTTAATAACTTCTTTCATAGCTTTAACATCGTAACCTGCATTTGCTGCAGCTTCAAACGCTTCTCTAATTTCTGTGTTTAAATTATCTTTTTCAAGTAAAAGAGATTCGATATGCTCGACCCTATTTTTAAGATCTTCCTTAGTTTCATTTGTAATTGTATTATTTATCATTTTGTTTTTAGATTAAAAGTTAATAATTTATATATTATAAAACATAGTTTTTTATTTGTAAACTATATTTTAGTAAAAATTTTAAATTATAAGTCAGTAATTCCAAGATCGTCTAAAATCGACATTGATTCTTCAATATATCGATCATAATCAATATCTTTTGGAAATTCACAATTCAAATCCATAATTGGCCTAGATCCTTCAGATTTTGCCACCTTAGGAAATGTTCCTGTTTTATTAGGCTTTTTGTATTTAATAATGTCTCCATTAGTTGAATAAATCCATCTTACAACACGGCCTAAATACATATCTTTATAAGTTGCTCCTCCTGTTACACTTCTTACATGCAAAAATTCTTTTAAATCTTTACAATTTCTAATAGTTTCAGAAATAGGAATATTATCAACTAAAAGTTTTATTACCGCATTTATAATAATTGTTGCTTGAGGATTCTTTTGAAGTGAATCAAGAGTAAATATACCTTTTCCTTTATAACCGTAATCAGTTATTGCTAAATAGTTATTAATATCTCTTGAGTAAAGTGCTTTATATCTAGTTTCCTCTAAAACAAAGCCTGTAGTTAGTTCCCAATCAAAACAAATAGAATCATATCTTTCATATTGTTCTTTAGTTAATAACGACACAAAGCCATCTGTGTTAGATGAAATTACTGAAACATCATTATTTTCTAATTCTTCAATAAGCATTAATAAAGAAAGTTGTCCTGTTAATGTTACGGCAATCATTAGATCAGGTGAATATAAAAACGAGTATTTACTTCCTAATTTACCAAATGATCCATTAATAACAATCTTTAGTGATTCATTTACTATCTTGTTACCTTCTTTTTTAGCCTTAAGCCTTTCTTCTACAATTTGTCTATACACATCTAAAAAAGGTGTTCCTAAATGTCTTGGATAAAGTTTTTGATTTAAAATAATAGATGGATAATAAGACGCAACGTCTTTATCTATTAAAAATTGATGTTCTGTTGGTATTACAACTTGTTTCTTTTCTGTTGAGTGAATACCTCCTATTCCTAATTGATAAATAGAGTTTCCTAATTCTATTTTAGCATTTTTTAAAACTGAAGGTAATTTAATTGATCCTTTACCATCTAATTCAAAATCATGTGTTTTAATTATCTCTAATATATCTTTTAATTGTTTTGACTTAAATGAAATAAAATCAGGAACTTCGTATTTAAAAGTTTTTCCATTAGGTATTTTAGGAGTTTTACAATATATTTTTTTCTTTGTTAATTCTGATTTAATAACAACTTCTGCTATTTGTGCATCTGATTTAGAAAGTAAATCTTGTCCGTATTTATTAGACATATCTACTCTTAGTTTTATTCTGTCTTCGATTTGACGATATAAGTCAATTGTTGTATCAAGATCATTAATACAATATAACTTAGTCTCTTCCATTTCATTTTCTGATAATATAGAATTAGGTTCTATTGGAAGATCTTGTAATTTATCAGAGTGCATTCTACCTCCATAAAGTTTTAAACTTACCCTAACTCCAGGTGAAGGTTCTTGAATATCAAAATGTTTTATTGAATTAGGCCAGGATAAACTAAAGTTTTGTAATGTTTTCCATCCAGGAGAGTTGTTTTCAATGATGTAATTAGATAGTTTACATATTTCTTTTGCTGTTTTTCCTTGTAAAGCAAAAAGAATAATTGGTATATCATAATTTATACTGTTAAAACCAAATGTCGTTCTAACAGTCATTATTTGTTGGAGTTTTTTTAATGAGTTTTCATCTAATGAAGAACTTTCACCTTTTATCTCAATGGTAAAAGTTTTTTGATTATCTATATTCTTAAATGCGAATAATGTATAATTTGGATAGACTTCACAGTCTAATACAACTAAATCTTTCATGTTACGTTCCTTGAATATACAGGAAAATCTTTTATAAGTATAAAAGATTTTCCTGTGTATTCAATATATACTTTTTCTCTACCTTTATTTGTATATTTGTATGCTTCTATTATTAAAGAATTATCAACATCAACATTTTTATTTTTTAAATATTTTATATTTTCTTTATTTATTTTTTCTAATTTCTTATTATATTTAATTTCATCCCTTTTTGCAGTTATATAAGCAATACCAACTGCAATGAAAAATATTAGTAAAATAAAAATTACTAAGTATAAAAATTCTATCATTTTATTTATATTTAATTTTAATAATTTATTTGCGCTTAAAAGTGACATTATGAAGCGCCAAGGAACGTTGAAACATCAACATAATGTATAATTTGGATAGACTTCACAGTCTAATACAACTAAATCTTTCATGTTACGTTCCTTGAATTAATAAGCTAAGCGTAAAATAAAGTAGGGTCTGATCCTACGTCTCTTAATAAAATATTAAGTATTTTAACTGTCACTAAATTATTTATTTTACGCTTAAAAGTGACATTATGAAGCGCCAAGGAACGTTGAAACATCAACATAATGCCACATTTAAACGCAAAAACGCCAGTCTTTCCTGGCAGTCAGATAGTTAATTACTCTATCAATCGCCTTTCGGCTATTTGGCTCGGCGCCCAGCGAATCCGCAGACCTAAACCGTCCAAAATTCTTTATAATTCGTCTAAATCTTCAAAGTCATCTGTAACATCAACAGGACCCATTCCGAATGGTTCACCGTCTTTTACAAATTGAACTCCGTAAAGATTTGCGTTAATTCTTTTTCCGTAAGCATTGTTTTGGACCCAGAAATCAATAACTGCATTTACATAACAACCGGCATATAATTTTTCATCATCTGCAGTTAATGGAGTTTTGTCTCTGTCAATAACAGTTGGTCTTTTAGAATTAGAAGCTTTTAAACTCCAATTTCCTTCGAAACCATCTAATTCAGATTCATCTCCGTCTTTTATACAATATTTTTCTGATGGAACTTTTATTTTAGATTCGGCAATTAATTTTGCTATTTGCTCGTCAATTTGTTTTTTCAAAGCTTCATCTTTTTTGTCAATCAAAAGTGTTGCTTCATATTTACCTTCTTTTCCTTCAAAAACAGATTTTTGAAATAAAGACGGAAAAGATAGTCTTGCATTTTTTATTACAATTTTAGTCATTTTATTTATAAATTAAATTAATAAAGGTTATATTGGCTAAACTCTTCAGATCAAGCTCGCCACGGCTTGATGACACAATTAAGTGTTTCGTTATTTATGGCTCCTTGCTCTTATTTTTATACTAATCGGCAAGGATTAATTAGTTTTTTATTATATTTCTATCTTAAGTTTAAAATATAATAAAAGAGAAATATTATTGTCTAGAATTTATAATATTTACCTTATACTCTATATTATAATATATTAAATTTTAAAAGTAAAATAAAATTTAGCATATATTAAACATTTTATAAATATTTATTCCAATCTATTTTTAAATATTCTTTTTCTTTTTTAAATTTCATTAAATTTGGTATATCAACTATTTTTTTTCCTTTTGTAGTTTTAAGTTCATAACTTCTTATTATTTTTCTAGTCTTTTTACCTACCTCCCATTCCATTTTTTCATTTATCTTAGTAATAGCTACAACCATATCGTCTATTACTATTTGATTCTGTCTATTTATTTTTATATTCATAATTTATTTTAATTTATCTTTTTATAATCCATTTAATTTTTCCGCCTTTACTATGATTTATGATAGATGTAGCATCGTCGCTTTCTTCCATTGTATATGAAAAATCTTTTATATTTTTTAGATTTAAATCATCAACACATCTTTTACAGATCATTTGTTTTTTATCATTCAAAACTAGTTTAATTATATCTCTTACAGTAATTTCAAATTTTGTTTTACAGTTTATACAGCAACCCTCTTGATTAATAAAAGCTTTTACAAAATTATCGTCACTACCTCTTAAATATATTTCTTCTGCTAAAAATTTATTCTTATATTTGTTAATATGTTCTGACCAAATCAAATCTTTTATTTCGAGTTTAACTTGCTCTTTCTCCATAATTATTTTATTAAATTTTATCAAAATGATCTATTGTCTTAGTAACTTCTTTTCTCTTGTCAGAAGCAGGCACTAATTGGAGTTTTCCTTCAGGCTTATAAGTAAGTTCTTCAACTTCATCTTTTTTAAGTTTCTTTCCTGCGGCAGTAATTCCAATTAATTTTTTCTCATAAGCATCTTCTCCTAACTTATTTTTTAATATTTCTTCTGCATCATCGACCCATTTTCTATTTGAACGACCTTCAACAAGTTTATATCCTTCAAATTTTTCACCATTTAAAACTCTATCGTAGATATATTGTTCAACTGATTTTAAGAAGTCTTCAATAAGGTTTTTATTGTCAAGAATAAGTTTTAGTTGTTCGTCATTAAGTTCATTAAACATAATATCTTTATTTAAATCATCAAAACTTTTTAATATAGTCTCTTCGGTATGTTTTTTAAGAGCAGGACAAGTAGCTTTAGCATTACACCATTTACATTGTTTTTCACCTGGAGTTCTTGGAGCATTAGGAGCCAAAGCTTCATTTGCTTTCTTTGAGGCATATTCTCCAAATTTAACTAAATCATCTAATGTTATTTCCCAAGATGAGTAGTTAAATATTCTAGGTTGAACTATATGAATTTTAAATGATTTAATAACATCTAAACATTTAAGTTCATTATAAAATCCAAGTGCATAAAGCTGAGCTTGTGTATTTTCGACAGCACTAACTTCTACACCTTGCCCATATTTTAAGTCAAATATGTGGCAAATTCCTGTATCATAATCAAGGATAGCCGCATCCATAGTACCAAATCCATCTGGAACAATGTTAGAAAAATCAACTCTATCTTCAGTATATAATTGGCTATTTTTTGTTTCATGAGCTAGGACGTAGTCAATATATTCTTGAACAAACTTAGCCATTTCATCAGTTATTATACCTGATTTTTCAGGAGCATAAAGAACATCATAACCTATATATTTTTTTGCTTCCAATTGTTTTTTCAAACATATATCTGCTAACTCATGAGCTAAAGTTCCTTCTTCAGCATATACTGATGATTTATTAGGAATTTTTGATTCAGCCTCAACTGATCCAGGACAATTTAACCATTTGCTGGACCCTGAAGCTGATAATTTCGCATGCTTTTTAGTCATTATTTTACCTATTTATTTTCAGGTTGTAGCTCACTTATTTTATTATAGCATTCTTCAATATTAGATTCATCTAAATCAGCAATTGAAGCATCTGGACCTGCTAAACTAGTAATTATTGATTTTATTTTAGATCTGTCTACGCCTGCTGCCATTTTTTCTTTTCCTAATTGTTTAACCATATCATTGGTTACTTTAACTTTTGCTTCATTTTTCTCATTATCAACTTCATATTCTAATGGCTTAGGAGGATTTTTTATTTCTACTTTTTTTATAGTTTTGCTTTGTTCTTCAACAGGAGCAATTTTTTCTGCTGGTTTATATCCGATTGATATTTCTTGAACTTCAGGATCGATTCTATTTTCTGTAATTACAGGTTTTTTAGATTCTATTATAGCATTAGTTAAACCTTCTATTGATTCTCTAAGCTTTTTAATTTCATTTTCTATTGACATTTTATTATAAATTTTAAGTTAATAAACATTTTAATGATAGTCTTTCCTATCAGTCATTTACTATTATTTCTTGGACCTAAGCTCTAAATAAATTCTGTGTAACCTTGTCCAGAATATCGTAAATTCAAACATTCTTTTCATCAATAAGTTTTTCAACTTCTGTTAATAATACGTAAGCAAGATCGCTTTCCTTAGAATGCTGATTATTAAAACTAGCGATTCTACGGTTAACAATATCAATTGCTTTTTCTCCGTGTTTTTCAAATAACTTTTTAGCTTCTAACATTATTGATTCTTTATTCATATTATTCTATTAATAAACTATTGATTCTAATTTACGAACTTTGTCCATTTCTAATTCATATAAACTAGTCTGAACTTCAGCAAAAAACTGATTATTAGAATGTCTTATTTTAGTGCTAATTTTTTCAGCATTTTCAGTAAAAGTTTTAATCATATCTAACATTTGATCAGTTGTAAATTTAGATTTAATTTCTTTTATAGTCATTAAGTTTATAGATTTTTTAATTTTCATAGTTTTTATCATTTTAAGTTTATATTTATCTAATTGATTTGTTCAATTGATATATTTATTATATAAGGCTAAATTTTAAATGTAAACAAAAAATTTACGTATTTTAAAATTTATTTTAGATATTGTTAAAAATGAACAATATTACCTAATTGACCTCGTTCAATATTATCATATACTCTCATAATTAAAGTGTCTTGATCTTTAGAATCATATTCTTTAAAAAATTCATCAACTTTGTCAAAAACATAGCTCAATAATTCAAAACCATATATTTTATCAAATGTAATTTTTTCTTCAATAACTTCAGTGCAACGTTTTATTCTTTTAAATATACATTCTTTTTTAAGAAATCCGTCAGGTAAATTATCAAATGCTTTATTTAATCCTTCTTGTATATTTTCTCCAGAATTAAAATCAGATTCAAATTTATTTAAAATTTGTTTTTCTGTTAATTTGCTTTCAGTCATAGTTAGTTTATTAAATTATCTTGTTGATTAGTTTTAATAAAAAATTTCCAATCTTCAAAGAAATAAGGAATTTCTCTATTAGTCCATTTAGGAGGCTTAATATCATTAAGCCATTTTTTAATTAATTGACGTTTATAAGCATAAGGGATTTTATATTGCTTATATTCAGTGCAATTAAAATCAAAATTTACATAAATTGAATTATACTTAACTTCTAAATATTTTGCACGAGAAAATTTATCTCTATTAATTTTGTTTAAAAATATATCGTTAAGCTTAGTATAAGATAAGTGAGGTTTTTTATTAGGAAAACGATGTGATCTTTCTTTATTTAACAATTCCCAATAAGCATGAAGATAAAAGAAATTATTTAAACATCTTCTTGCCCATATAGAACAAGGATGATTAACATGAGTATCTTTATATAATACTTCAGGATTATCATTATAAAATAATCTATAAGCCGTGCATAACATCTGAGCTGTTTCAAGTATCATTTTATTTAGACGTAAATCATCTAAATGTTGAGACGATATAAAAGGATCGTAATCTGTAATAAATATATTCATAGTTTTATCATTATAAGTTTATATTATCTAACTGAATTAATCAACTGACAAATCAATTATAAAGCGCTATTTTTTAAATGTAAACACAAAATTTATATATTTTAAAATTTATTTTAGTTATTGATAATTTGTGTTTACATTTAAAAAGTATATTTTATAATTACTAAATTGAATATTAACTTTTAATTATAATTATAAATAAAAATGTTACAAAAAGAATTATTATCTTTAAAAAAAATACAGTTATTATTGAAAGATAAGCGGCTTTATGTTGTATCAAAAGCAACAGGACTTAGTTTTCCTACTCTTAAGAAAATGGCTGATGGAAAAAAAGAAAATTACACATATAATACTATTAAAGCTATTTCTGATTATCTTAGAAAATAATTAATCAATATCAAGGAACGATGGTAAAAAACACAATTATAGATCAATATTTGTCTTCAGGTAAAAACTTAATGCCTTTGGATGGCAAAATACCTAGAACAGGTTGGAGAAATACAATTTATCCTAGAGACAAATTATTTAGTCATAATGACAATATTGGATGGCAAATATCTAATAAGGACCTTGTTATTGATATCGACCCTAGAAATGGTGGGGTAGAAAGTTTTAAGAAATTAGAAAAACAGTTAAAAATAAAGTTAGATTATACAGTTAAAACTCCAAGAAAAGGGTATCATATCTATCTTAAAATTCCTGAAAACTATATCGGACTATCTTTTAAAAAGACGTTAAAAGAGTTTCCAGGTATTGACTTCTTAACCGAAGGATCATATTGCCTCATTTGCGATTGTAAGACAAAAGACGGAAAATATATTTGGGTTGATGATTTATTCGGAGGTTTTGTTCAGTCAGACGCTCCTGAAGAGGTTTTAAAGCTAATAAATTTTGAAAGCAATGTTACTATAACAGGAGAAGACTTAGGAGACTTTAATGGAATTGTTGGCGGAACGTCATCAAATTGGCCTGAAGATAAAGTGTTGGTTATGCTCGACAAACTTGATCCATCTATGAAAAATGATGAATGGGTTAAGGTTGGAATGGCTCTACATGATTGGGACCCTATTAAAGGAAAAGAGTTATGGGAAGAATGGAGTCAAGCAGGAGATAACTATGAAGAAGGCCAAACAGATAAAAGATGGAAAAGTTTTAAAATAGGCCATGGCGTAACTTTAGGGACAATTAGTTATATGGTTAAAGAAGTTGCTTATGATGAAGCATCAGAAAAAGTAAACGAGATAATAAATAAGATTCAATATTCTAACGAAAAGCAAATAGAGTTCGAGTTATTTCCAAAGATAAGAAAATTAGGTTTTTCTAAAATAGCAATAGAAAAAATTGCTAAAGCAATTCAGGATCGATTTAAAGAATTAACTAAGGCAAGAATGCCTATATCTGAAATCAGAAATGAAATTAGTTATAATGGAGTCGTATCAGGAGAGTTTATTGAAGATAGTGAAGTACCTGAATGGACTAAAAGTTGGGTTTATGTAAATAGTCACACCTGCTTTGCTAACTTAGAAACTCTTAGATTATTAAAAACAGAAGCATTTAATTTAAAGAATGGAAAGTATGTGCCTGATTCTGCAAATGGTAGTAAGCAGTCTGCTGCTAAATTTGTAGCTGATAGAGGATTTATTGAAACCGTTGATATGATGGCATATTTACCTAATATAAACGAGTCTATTGTTACAATTGATGATTTTAAAGTATTAAATAGTTTTAATAGTAAAACGGTTCCAAAGGCAATTTCTGAATATACTGAAGACGGATTAAAAGCTATTGATATTGTCAAAAAGCATATTAGATTTATTTGTGGAAATGATAAAAATAGTCATATATTTACTCAGTGGATAGCTCACCAAGTACAATTTCCAGGAAAACAAATATTATGGTCTCCTATTATTCAATCTATTCAAGGAGTCGGTAAATCATTTTTTGGAGAACTTTTAAGATGTTGTTTAGGAGATCGTAACGTTGGGACAGTGTCGCCTACTCAAGTTGTTTCAGATTTTAACGGCTGGGCGACAGGAGTAAGTGTTAATGTGCTTGAAGAGTTAAGGGTGAAAGGGCATAATCGTCATGACGCTGTTAATTCATTAAAGCCTTTAATAACTGACAGGATGATTCAAATAAATGACAAAGGCGTAAAGCAATTTATGACGTATAATACCACTAATTATATTTGTTTTACTAATTATAAAGATTCTATTCCACTTGATAGCGATGATCGTAGATGGTGGGTGATATTTGTTGCTATTGATTCATTAGATGAAATGGCTGAAATTATAGGTGAGAATATAGTAACTTATTTTCCAAAGTTATTCCATGCGGTAAGAACTTACGGTTGTGAAATAAGAAAATGGTTATTAGAATATGAATTAACAAAAGAATTTTTAGCTATTAAGCAAGCTCCAATGACTGATGATAAGATGAGCATGATTGCTACAGAAGAGTCTTCTTTGGAAGGTTATGTTGAAGTTAAAGAGATGATTGAAAAAGGTAGTAAATATTATAATAAAGACGCTGTGTCATCTTCTGATTTATTTGGAGATTTATTATTTGAACATCCTGATTTAGAAATAAATACAAGTAAAAGAAATTATATTCTAAAAAAATTAGGTTTTACTGCAGTGGCTAAACCGGTAAAAATTGATGGTAAATCTAGGAGGATATGGACTAAAAAAGGATATGATAATGAAAAAATTAGAAACTTATTAAGTTAGATTTTTCTTGTTGATTTTTCTTGTTGATTTTTCTTGTTGATTTTTCTTGTTGATTTTTCTTGTTGATTTTTCTTGTTGATTTAAGCAATTTGTATTACAAATTGTAACTTTCAAATTTTAAATGTAAATAGTTTTTTGTAAAAGGTTACGAGTATAGAATGGCAAAAAGGTTACGAGTTTTGCAAGGTTACAAGTTGAGGTTACAAGTTTCGATAAACTTGTAACCTCTTTTATTTTTATCTGGAGGTATATATTTATTGCTTTTATTTATTATTTATATTATATAAGGTTACAAGTTACAAGATAATATTAAAATAATATATATGATAAATAAAATATATAAAATATAAAAAATAAATAATGATTAGAACGTATATAGGAAAAGCTTGTAACTTGTAACCTTTTCCGCAGTTGGAGTCAACTGCCGTATTGCTTGGCATAGGTTACAAGACTTGTAACCTTAACTTGTAACCTAGATATTTAATGCTTTTTGGATAGTGGTGGCTGACGTTGGTTAAATACGGTAGAAAATGTTGATTTTTATTGTTGATTTTTAGTAAGAAAATAAAAGGCTTTTCTATTGAAAAAGCCTTTTTTAGTGCATTTTAGTTTAATTATAAAAAGTTTAATTTGTTTCATTTTAAGAAATATATTGATTTTCGCTTTTATAAATTGTCTCACCATTTGAAAAAGTGGCAATTACTGACAAAGGGGTTGCAATTTGTTGGTAAATTGCCTCAAGTGCCTTTATGTTCTTTTCCAGCCAAGCAATGCTTTTTTTGTAAATAGTTAAAGCCTTCAACTTTCTAAAATCATCATCGCAATTAAAAGCCTCTTGATCTTGTAAGTCCATATCTTCCCAGCGATCGTTGTAATTCTCATAATTCAATTCAATACTATAATCAAGATTTACACCGCTATAATAGCCCGACCTAATAATAATATTAACTATCACCAAAATATTGCCGTTTTCATTTTCAAAATTTTCGTAAATTCTGCCGATTATATTGCCGGGAAAGCTATACAAGCCGTTTTCCTCGTATTTGTCGCAAGTCTCAAAATCATTCTTGAATTTGCCCATTGCTAACAGTGTTAAATCCTCGACAAGAAAATCATAATCAAGATCATCTTCTAATTGCATTGCGTAAATTTTAGATGCGTTTTCATTGTAAAAGTTTGAGGTTCCCATTTTGTTTTTAGTTTGAGTTAATAAAGCGGGCTTTTTGTGGTGTCGGTTAAATTAATTATAAAGTTCAATTGTGTTATAAATGTGATCATCGTGTATTGACTCATAAAATCCGCCAAATTTTATAGTTAGTTCCTGATTTTTCATTTTATTTATTATTTAAGTTAGTAAATCCAAGTCTTATTAACTTGTTAAAAATATTTTAGCAAGTTAATAATTAATTGTAAACAATTATTTTACTTATTTTAAAATATATTTTACTTATTTTAAAATAAGTTGATTTGTGTTGTTGATTTTTGTTGTTGATTTTTGTTGTTGATTTTTGTTGTTGATTTTTGTTGTTGATTTTTGTTGTTGATTTTTATATTTACTTTTAAAATAAATCAATTATTAAAATTTAACTTAACATTAATTTTAATTAATATTAAGTTAAATTATGGCAAGAAAAGATTTAATTTCGATGGATAAGAGAACTAAAGAGGAAGTTAAGGCTATTGCAAGAAACGGTGGAATAAAATCTGGAGAGGCTCGAAGGAAAAAAAGAGACTTAAAAGAGAGGTTTAAAATGGGCCTTGAGATATTTACACAATTAAAAGCTCGAGAATTAAAATTAAATGGAAATGAAGAGGCGGCAAAAATAGTAAAAGAAATTGGCCTTGAGACATTTACGTTTTTAGATATACTCCAAGACGAGAAAAATAGCGCTCAGGTTAAATTGCAAGCCGTTAATGATATACTAGATAGATTAGAAGGAAAAGCTACTCAGAAGAGCGTTATAGACGCGTCTGTAAATGCTGAGAGAGAATTGTCTCCTAAAGAAATTGAATTAATTAAGAGACAATTAGAAAAAGAGGCTAAAAAATTAAAATGATTTTATTAATTTAAGATTAAAATATTTAGCCGCGTAATTTATATGTTTTTGAGTTGTTACGCTATAATATTTTGGTTGAATTAATGCATTAGGATCAATTTTTTCATCATAATAAGCAACTAAAGTGTTATAGGAATATATTTCTAGACCTTTATCGCCATAAGTGTATTTTAAATTTTGTTTATATTTTTCAAATGTTTTCATGATTTTATCGTTATATTTATATTTATATTGTTGATTTTAATTTTTAAATTCTATATTTTCTAAATATATTTAATTCGCTAATATTTTCTTGGATATTATATAATTTTTCGCAATTATTTTCTAAATAATTTAATATTGATTTTGGTAATTTATAAGGATTATCTACGGCAAATTCTTTTTCATCATAAAAAATTGGCCAGTCTGCGTGCCAACCGTTTGTTATTCGTATTCTATTTTCAAAAATATCTATTTTCCAATTTCCAAATTTTCTAATTGTATTTTTAATCATTTTATCGTTATATTTAATTGTTGATTTTAGTTGTTGATTTAGGATTTTACAATCCTAAATCATTGGCCTTATCTGATATAAGCTCACATAATTCGTATAGCATCGAGGTAAAATGGTTGGTATTTTTGTTGATTTTATTATAAATTTCTATAGGATCACCACTGTAGCTAGGCATTTCAAGAATAATCTTATTATTTTCGATGCTGCTGCAATTGCATTTGTATTTAAATGTGAATTTAGGATCAGATAATACTATTGTATCAATATATCGATCGTAATATAAATTTTGTTGATTTTCTAATTTATATTCTAAGTTGTCTAATAAAAAATTTACGTTATTTCTGGATAGATCTTTTAATTTATTTATATGCATTTTATTTTTATATTTATATTGATTATATTATCGTTTTACCGATATATTTATTATAATATATTAAATTTTAACTGTAAACAGTTTATTTTATATATTTTAAAATAAATTTTAGTTGTTGATTTGCGTTAGCAAAAATTCTAAATCTTCATTGTCTGACGCGTATTCGTTTTCTAAATATAATTTTATATCGCCGTAAGATCCTGATAATTTAATGCTATTGCAATTAGGATTTTGCGTATTATCTTCGATGAACGTTGATTTTAAATTATATTTATTTAAATTATTAATAAATAATTTAAATTCTTCATCGCACATAGGTACAATATCTAATTCTATATTTTTAGTCATTATATTTATATTGTTGATTTTAGTTATTGATTTTAGTTATTGATTTTAAATCATTCGCAGATTCTTTTAAAATTTTAACTTTATCTTGGAGATCGTCTAATTTTTTATCTAGCTCGGCGAATTTATTATTTAATTCTTTTAAAAATTCTAACATTATATTTATATTTATATTTATATTTATATTTATATAATTATTATAATATATTAAATTATAAATGTAAACAGTTTATTTAATATATTTTAAAATAAATTTTATATAAATTAAAATAAAATTTAATTTATATAATTATTATAATATATTAAATTATAAATGTAAACACTTTATTTTAAAATAAATAAAATAAATTTTAAAATAAATTAAATTTATTTTAAAATAAACTGTTTACATTTATAATTTAATATATTATAATAATTATATCGGTTAAACGATAATATAATAATTTAAAATAAAATAATAAAATGAATATAAATATAATTAATTTTTATAATAAACCCGAAGCTCGCGACGAAGAATGGCTAGACGGCGATAATATATTTCAATTAGAATTAAATTATAAAAATAAAAATTATCGAGGATTAATTTATAATATGGACGAATGTGGATTTGATATGGAAAAAAAATTAGAGGCAATATGGAATAAAGATATAGAAAATTTAATTATTAATTTTATAAATAATAATATCGAAATTAATAAATTTTATAATAAATAATATTATCCTGGCCGCGTATAATTATATTGCGCGGCTAAATTTTAAAACGATCGCGGTAATAATGATTCTTATGAATCGCGCTCTCTTCTCTAAAAGTATTCAATAATAAAATTTTCCAGAAAAAAATCCCAGAAAAATTTTCCAGAAAAAAATCCCAAAAAAATTTTCCAGAAAAAAAATCCCAAAAAAATTTTCCAGAAAAAAATCCCAAAAAAATTTTCCAGAAACGGAATTCAAATAAAAATAGTCCCCGGGAAAATCCAGAAAAATTTTTCGATTTACTTTTTATATTATATAAATTATATTTTAAAAGGTTATAATTTATATAAATAATAGACGTATGGCGGAAATTTACAATCCTTCAACAATAGATTTTCTTGTAAGAGACAAATTAGAATGTTTTTACGAGCAATCGTTTGAAAAATTTGACGGAGGTGAAAAATACTTAGATAATTGGTATATAGGATTGCTTTGCGAATATTTACAAGCATTTGCAAATGGAGAAATAAGAAAATTAAATATTAATATTCCACCTAGATTTGGCAAATCAGCTTTATGTAATGTTGCTTTTTCAATGTGGTATTTAGGTCTAAATCCTGAAAAAAGGATAATTTCTATATCTCACTCAGCGTCATTATCGCAAAAACTTCACTCTTTTGCAAGAGCTATATCAAATTCCTCTTGGTATCATAGGGCTTTTCCTAAATTTCATATCGACACTAAATCGAGAACTTTGAAAATAGATCAATCTGAAACTAAAAATACCCAAAGTTCTTTCGTTACTTCTAAAGGCGGTTTTAGATTAGCAACTTCAGCAATGGGTTCAATTACAGGTGAAGGTGCAAATATACTTATTTTTGATGATTTAATGGATCCAAGGCAATCCATGTCAGTAGTAGAGAGCGAATCTATATTAGAATGGACTAAAACCACCGCGTTTTCAAGGTTTAATAACAGAAAAAAAGGTCAAATTTTAAATATTCAACAAAGATTAGGTGCAACTGACTTTACAGCAACATTTGTAGATAATTCATGGGAAAATGTAATAATTCCGATAAAAGCTAGAAGGTCTAAGATTTATTCTTTTAATAATTTTCTACACGTTAATAAAGCAGGCTCGTATTTAGAGCCAAGAAGATATGGAGATAAAGAATTAGAAGAAGATCGTTATTTAATGGGAACAAAAGCCTTAGAGGCTCAGTTTTTCCAAAATCCATATCCTGACGACGGTGAAATATTCCGTCGAGAATGGTTTAGATATTATCAATTTTTACCTAAAATGGATTATTTAGCAATTTATGCTGATACCGCATCAAAGGAAGGTAGGAATAACGACTACACAGTATTTATGTGCTGGGGGCTTTTAACTAAGAATCAAAGGAAATATGCATATCTTATAGATGTATTTAGAAATAAAATGACTACTCCTAAGCTTTTAAGAGCCGCTAAAGACTTTTGGTTAAAACATCAATCTAATGAGCATGATTCACCTTTAATAAAATTTGCTGTAGAGGATAAATCGTCAGGCATAGGCCTTATCCAATTGTTAGAGGATGAGACAAACATACCTGTGACTAAGCTTTATCCTGAAAAAGATAAAGTTGCAAGGGCAAATGATATTTTACCTAGAATGGAATCTCACCAAGTATTATTTCCAAAAGATGCTTCTTGGTTAGGAGCTTTAGAAAAAGAGCTATTAACTTTTTCTGCTAAGAAAGGAGCAAATAAGAAAGATCAGGTCGATACATTAACTTACGCAATAAAAGATTTACTTTTTGATCCAGCTGATCAAAGATTAAAACCTATGAATTATTCAGCGCTATTAAAAGAAACTTCAATTTTAAATAGATTATGGTAAATAAAAAATTAGTAAAAACTAATAACAAAACTTTGCAATCAATGAATAGCGACGGCTATATTGATATTGCTAAAAAATTAGGAACAAAAACTTCAGGAAATAACGGATTTTCTTTAACTTTAGCCGACGATAATTTATTTGCCGCTTTATATGTAGGAAACGGTCTTGTTAAGAAATACATTGACTTATTAGCCGATGATATGACAAGGCAATGGATAACTATACCAGAAGATACTGAAGGAAATATTATTAGGTATATGAAAAATCTCAAAGCTAAATTTGAGATTAAAAAAGCAATAAAAGCTACAAAGTTATTTGGAGGAGCCATTATATTTATGGTAATAGAAGATGGTTTAGAACCTAATCAACCTGTAGATATTAACAATATCAAATCTATTAAGAAATTAAAATTTTTTAGTAGAAAGAATGTAGTAATTGATCAAAGTAATTATTACGATGATCCATTATCAGAAAAATATGGAGAGCCTGAGTATTTTACTATTTACGCTGATGGAGCAAATTCAAAAGTTGTTCACGAGTCAAGATGTTTAGTTTTTACAGGAGAGTATTATCCTGCAGACGAATTAGGGTTACAACCTTATCATGAAAAATTCTGGGGTATATCAATTCTCCAGTCTTTACACGAAATATTTGAAAATTATGGTCTTTCGTTAGAAGCTCTTCTTAAAGTATTCCAAAAATTCAATATTGATACTTTAAAAATAAAAAATTTAATGCAATTATTAGCAAATCCTGATGGACAAAAACAATTAGAAGCAAGAGCCCAGATATTTGATTTAGCAAAATCTGTTTCAACAACTTTAGTTTTAGACTCTGAAGAAGACTTTGATGTTGTGTCTCAATCCCTAACAGGAGGCGTCTCAGAAGCATTTGGTAAAATACAAGAGACAGTTGCGGCTATGGCAGGAATTCCTACAAATATTTTAATGGGAACAACTACTAAAGGATTAAATACAAATAAAGATCAAGAAACAAGGCTTTATTATGATAGAATAAAATCAGATCAAGAAGAAGAAATGTTAACGCAGCTAGAATATTTAATAAAATTAATTTCTTATACTCAAGATTCTAAATTAGATCAAAATAAAGAATATTCAATAATATTTAATTCTTTATGGCAACAAACTGATGAAGAAAAAGTTGAAATGAGAAAAAAACAAGCAGAAATTGACCAGATTTATATTTCTAATGGAGTGTATGATCCAAATGAAGTTAGAAACTCTAGATTTGGTAATGGTAATTATTCTATTGAAACTGAAATAGAAGGAAAAGTTGACTTAGGAAGTTTCAATGATAATAATGGAAATAACAATCAAAATAACGAATAAATTATGAAAATATTTATATCTCAACCAATGA